CCACATAGGTAAGGGCAAGGTTGCCTCTTGGGTCTTCAAGTCCTTTTCTGAGTCCCGCAACGGAGAATGATTGACATGGTGTTCCTCCAACGATAAGTTCAACTGATTCAAGATTCCACTCCTTATACTTAGTCATGTCACCATAGTTAGTGACATCTGGATAGTGGTGACTTAATACCGCAGACGGAAATTTTTCTATTTCTGAGAAGCCTATGGGTTGCCAACCTAAATCATGCCATGCAACCGTGGCTGCTTCTATGCCACTACATACTGATAGATACCTCATTTGATTTTCCCTCGTTAATTTTTGTTTTACCCTTATTTCTACATGAATTAGCTCTACTTGTCATATCTTTAGGCACTTGTATTGCCTTTGCGTTCTTTAACTTATAGAACATGTGCTTTGATATACCAAAGTAATCTAATACATCTTGACGGAATAATGGCTTGCTTTCAATAAAAAAGTTATTTAGTTTACTTGCAAGTTCTAGTTCCTCTTTAGATAAGTTATGTGTATTTGTATTTGAATGTTGCTTCTCCACATAATTTACTAAGTTCATCATAACTACTTCTCTCCCTTTCTTTAACTACTTTAAAACTTTTTATCTAGTTCGTTAAATATAACTTCAAAAGCCTTTGGAGTAAAGTCATTTTTGTTAAACTCAAATAATGTCTTTCTTCCATTAGGGTGCTTAATATACCCTTTAACTAAAATATTTTCAACTATTATCGTTTTCTTTTCAGTCATTACTCGCCTACATTTCTATATGTAATACCAAGATAAATGTTTCTGATATTAGACTTAGGCATATTAAATAGCTTAGCTACCTTTGGTATAGGCATTCTCTTTAAACATTCTTTGATTGATACTACTTGTTCTGTTGTTAAATACTTCTTGTGATAAACTTCTTTCAAAATGGTGCCTCCTCGTAATCGTCAAAATTAAATACTTCTTTTGGTGCTTGTGGTAATGCTACTACTTCTATATCTGGATGTGTATCTTTATACCATTTAGCTTCTCGTTTAGACCAACGATACTTTCTAATGATATCTCCATCATCTACGACTGCGTGTGTAAAGTCCATTAATTATCTCCCGATTCTCCACAACCAAACTCATCACAATTAGGCCAGTTATGACAACCTAAATGTTTATCAACACCATAATACTCGTCTAATAAGCCTAATGTCAACTCTTGTAATTCTTCTATATGATTGGCTAATTGTTCATTGTCCATCTTTTCAATCTCTTCCCACATATTATCAAGTATCTCATAGTGGCGATCTAATAATTCCATTGCTTGCTTTATTGTTACTTTTTTAGTCATTTTTTAATCCTTTCAGTTAATTTTAGACATGGCTCCGCCTAGGGTGAGAAGACCCACCTTGATCCATATCACTAATAGACTGCACCAAGTAATACTAATCCTACACGAAGTTAATGTTGACTCGTTATATAGTAGGCAAGTCACCCCAGTCCTATATAACTTGTGTGGTAGCCATTTAGCGCCACGAGGCTCGCATGCGGGTGTGAACACGGCCTATGTATTATTCCAAGCAGCCCATCTAGGCTCTCTGATATCGTTTGGAGTACGGAGGAAGCAATATGAATAAATAACCAGGATAGATTATTTTCCCACATCACTTCTCTCATTTATAAATATACACCCATTTTTTTATTTGTGCAAGTGGAAAAGAAAAAACCCCTAGATGATCAGTCTAAGGGTTTTTAAGGTGCGAGGGACACCGAGGGTTGACCGTTACGAAGAGAGAGGTAACATGGGGTCGTGTGAGGAAAGGGACTCACATTGCTTATATTATAGAGTGTGTATACCTTTGTCAAGTATTTTCAACGAAATAATAAATTATTATTCCGTGGACTCCCGCTAGCCAGCTATCGGGATTAGCCTGGCATAGATCTTGCTACTATTATGTGTACGAAATGTTTGTAAAAAACACAATTAATGTATATAAATCAATAAGTTATTGAAAGATGTAAAGCATTTGGCGAAAGGTAACTTATGGTAGGGCATATATTACTTTTTTACATTTAATTTTATGTAAGTGTTTCATTCATAAGAAATTTACCCGTATTTTGAGTGAAAACGCATTTTACTGGTAAGTCAATCATGATTTTATGGAGGATTTTGTATAGAAAAAAGCGCAAAATATGCAATACAAACTACTTTGTGTGGTATATATTACATACAAATATGTTTGTGTAGCAAAAATCGCTGTTTTTTACACACAAACTAGGAGAAATATTATGTGGACAACTCCATCAGCAACTGAGATGCGTTTTGGCTTTGAAGTGACTATGTACGTAATGAATAAATAACTTGCACAACTAATAAAGTTTTGATATAGTTATTTCTGGTGGCAGTATTGCATATTTAGCTCCTTAAACTAAGACTTCAATCGCCACCAAGTTAGTATGGTACAAAAGGGGAGGCTTAAAACGTCTCCCTTTTTTATTACATGTGGCTAATACAAGTGAGCCATTGATAAGCAAGAATTATGCCATTGATGAAATTACCAAGCGCATACACGATTGATAATACAACGATACCATCTATGATTGCCTGTAATTTTCCCATGCTTTTTTCTTCTTGATTTTTTGGACGATTTGATACTTAGTCTCGTTGCTATATTGAGACCAGTTTTTGATATCTCTTTTACTTCTACCACAACCTACACAGATGCCTTGTTCTAGCTTGCAAATATTCTTGCAAGGGCTTGGAACATCATTCTGAATAGTGGTCATCTGGCATATACTTTAAGTCGTAACGAACATCATTAATGTTGTCAGAATCAGAATCGTAGTAGATGTCATTTCTTAGTGACTCTGATTTTTTCTTTTTACCAAATATGCGATCATAAGACTCATCATATAATGTTCTATCTGTAGGTCGTTGCTTTGACCCTTTTCCTGCTTCACTTGCCATACTATTTCCTTACACATAAAATCACAGGGGTGATCCCTGGTCGTTTTTCAAACTTGTCATACTTTTCTATAATAGCTGTCTTTGCATTCTCGCATGTGAGCTGAGAGTCAAAGTCAACAGTATAACTTTCAACACTAAAATTACCAAACATAATAACTATCATGATGTAGTTCATACTAATTTACCTATCCACTTGCCGTTAGTATTCAACATCATTGGCATAAGCTTTGGTTGGCCATCAATAATCATGCCACAACCTACAATAAATCTAGTCTTAAAGTTCTTTGCGTATTGGAATGCCATAGACTTTTGATTGATTAAGCACCCAACTTGCATGCCCCAGACTAATTGATCTGGATTAGAGTAGTAGCCAATGCTAAACTTCGTATGGTAGTGGCCCTGAACCGTATTCATACCATACTGCATGGCTACTTTAAGAACGTCAGCAGATAAACCATGAGTAAAAAAACACCTAGACCCATCAGATAATGTAATACTGTGATCATCTACCCATTGCCATCCATTTCCTACGCCTAAATAGTCATTATAATGCTTTAGGTAGCCTTTGGGAACTCCGTGCTTCAATGCTCGTCTAAATAACATAGATGAATGGTTAGAGTGAACCAATACCATTTTAGGAAATATCTTTTCAAGTTGTTGAATATATGATATTGATGCTGCAAGCTCATGGCCAGCGGAGTATAAGTCTGGATCAGAGTCATGCATAGACATAGCATGCATATCAAGCTCATCACCAATGTTAACAACATGGTCTGGCTTATACTTCTTCTTCAATGCAGTTAAAAACTTAAATGCATCTGGGTGGTGATAAGGTATGTGTAAGTCCGAGATTACTAATACTGATTTGTATTTCATTATTTCCCTTTCGTTAGTTTACATTTCTCTTTTATCAAAACCGTATAAAGCATTGAATTGCATCATTAATTTTCTAAATGTTTTATCGTGTTTATCATAATGCGTTTTTCCTTCTAAGTAAAGCTTTAAATGCACCATTTCATGTGCAACCGTTCTCATCATATTAATGTATGTTTCTTGATGGTGTGTGCTAATACGTAATGTAATAGGTTCAACATCCAACTCACCGCATATGGTTGGATCACTATTGCTTTCAAATATTATTTTGTGTGGAGGGGGTAATTTCCATTCGTTGAACGGAGGCATCTTTCTCAACATGTCATATGTAACTTTTATTGTATGATCGTTGATAAGACGAGTGGTCATTATAAACCTTGGTTAGCTTCTACTAATCTTTTACTATCGTAACGCTTGATAGCTATATGCTTTTCAGCTTTATCATCACATTTATATAAAGGCGTGAGAACAATATTATGAAGTTTTGATTTAATTTCATTTTGAAATGATATTTCAGATGGCTTGAATGGGCATATACGGCTCTCAACTAATTTGTTGTTATTATCAAACTCTTCATAAACCCATGCGTATGGTTCTTTAGTAAACATCTTTAAAACCCTCCATAGCAGTTCTACTTACAAATGTGCATGAAGCTCTAAATGCAACAAAGAGAATAGCAAATGGTATAAAACATATACCAAGTATACCTACAAATAATCCAAAATAAGTTTTCATGTTAACTCCAGTATTTGTTCATAGATTTGTTCTGGTGTTTCTTTTACCATCCAAGTTTCTTTTGTAATTGAGTATACAGTAGATATTGCAGTAATCACTTTACCCTCAATTATATTATCTGGAAAGATAGATACTATATGATCCGTATTGATAAGTATAGGCTTATTGTCATGTTCTTTTACTGCATTTGTTAGCTTGATAATCATTTAACCTCCAAGTGTTCTTTTTCAAATAACCAACCAATTGTAGATCTATGGGCATTTTCCCACATTTCTATTCTTTCTTCCCTAGTCATTTTGCTTCCTTGGTCTAAGTTAGAATGACATTTATAGCACATTGCGGCTATTCTGTAATCATGAGATTTCATGGATATGGATTTACCATCTCTAGATTGATTAGAATGCGCAGCAACAACCGTGCCATCTTCAAGACCACATACTTGGCATGGAGCTTCTCTTACTATTTCTAGTAATTTCTTATTTCTATACAATGCCATGCGCTTTTTCTATGGCTCTAGCAAATGCAGTATAGTTAATAAAGTCTTCTCCAGAGAAGTTTTTAGATAGCCATATATCTGTAATAACATCATCTGTTAAAGGTTTAACTACTTTAGGAAGTTTATCCATATCTTCAGATGTTAGCTTTTGTTCCATCCATTGCTTATAGTTTTCCATCTTCAACCTCTTGAATACCTTCTAGTTTTTGAATATGAGCTAACATATCACGAATATCTTGAGTCATCAAGTTCATAACTCTATGTTGCTCTACTATCTTTGCATGAAGTTCAATGAGTAAATCACCCATTCTTTTTCCCATGTCTTTATCTTTTTTGTATAGCTCTTCAGCTAGTTTGACTAGTTCGTCTAACATATATCTCCTTTTTAGGAACAATCATTTTGCTTAAGCATACTGAGCATTTAAAACGCTTAATATGTTTGTTTGCTGTTGTTACTACTTTACCAGTATCTGCTGGCCTAAACTGTAGGCATGAAGAGCAATACTTTTTATCGCTCATTTCTTTGTTCTTCTTTTAATAGCCGGAAGACCTACTGTAGTTTCTTCTTCCATCATAAGTTTAGCCATAGCCTTAGCTTCACACGGAATTTTATGTATAGGTGCGCCACGAATAAGATATCCCATCATAGCCATACCAGCATATACGGCTTCTAATTGTTCTTTATCTGTCATTTGGATTTCTCCAATCTACCAATATAATCTATAAGTTGTTCTCCTATATGCCAATCATTCATTGACAATCCCATAACTAATTCATGGTTTTCAACTTCTTTAATAGCATCTTTAAGACCTTGATTATACCCACTTATATAAGGCCCATTACCATCAATAATCATTTGAATAGCATTACGAATAAGTTCAGATTGCTTTCTATTTTTCCCAGCAACTTTAAGCTTATCGTGTAATTCTTTTGGCAGATAAAAGGAGATTGGTACTAAATTTTCCCTTGCCATTGCGTATACTCCCTATATAGTTTGTCTAGTTGAGCCTGGGCTTCAACATTAGTTTTTAATTGTGATCTAGATTCTAGATCAAGATAGAATCTCAACCATTGTGTTGCAGATTCATAATCCTTTGTAGATATATCACTTCTTGAATAAAGGAATTCCCAAAACTTTGGATCACGGCATAGCATACCAGCAATGCGTAAGGCTCTATCACCAGCAAATTCTTCTTGAGGATCCATTGGTTTTTCATTTGAGTCAAGCCTTACCATCACCACTTGATATCTAGCCCCAACGAAATCCCGAAGCAGATCTTCAGGAATGTCGTCAGGATGCATAGACAAAGTTAATACATAGCCAGTTTTATCTTGTTTAAGGGCAACCTTAACACCTTCAAACTGTATGGTTTTCATTATTTATCCCAAGGATTGCCCGCAGTTGCTGGCTTCTCATAAGGTTCTGAAACACCAATGGATAGGAAATCATCACCATTCTTTGTATTTCTTTTCCAACAAGCGAGAGATAACTTAATATCACCCTCTTTGTTTTTAGATAATAGGTCAATCAGTAGGTTACGATCTACATGAATAAGTCCTCTCATATCTGGATGGTTCTCTGCTTTCTTGTCACGATTGATGAACACAGAACCTGTATTGGGCTTTTGAATATACTCAGCCATTTGCTTTCTCCTCTAGTTTAGTTTTAATTTCAGTAAATTTACTCATAAGATTTTTATGTTCTTCTGGATACTCAAGCTTCAATCTGTCATAGCCAACCTTGTTAACTGTAAAAGTATACATAAGTTCTTTTATAGTTTCACAGAATGCAAATTTAGTATATGTACCAGAGATCAAATTATCTTTCCATGCGGTAGGATCATTTGGATCATCAAAATATATAATCTTATTGAATTGCCATGGTTCTTTTTTATCTACAGATGTTGGACTTGTTACTGTAGACTCAGCTTTTTTTGGGTCATCTTTTCCTGTAGTAGCATCAAGAGCGTCATGTTCAACAATCTCCATCGCTGCCACCCAAAGATAGCGTCTCAAATAAGTCTGAACCGCACCCAAGTTTTGTATTGCATGGCAACCTTTTAACTCAGCCGTAGACATAGGTGAACTAAAGATCACAAAGTTTGGTTGTGTTGCTTCAGTAGCATCTACATCTACGATGGTTAATGTTGCCAATTCTGTACCAAAAGATACAGTCCCACATAAGCCTACTTCTGCAAAGATATTTTGGATCGTTGGCAAGAAGTCTGCTAATTCAAAATACTCATACCCAGCAAATTTATTCTTGCCAGATTTCTTAAGCGGGGCTGATTGAAGCTTCAGCCTAGCTTGTTGTAGCTTTTTATACACGTTCATTTCTTTTTCCTTTCTAGTTTAAGTAATCTTTCTATTTCTGCATCTATGTAAAACTTAATCTTTCTAGCATCTCTTAGCTCTGGACTATGTGATACTTGACCATAACGATAACATGCTCTAAAGATTTCACCAATCTGTGCATTCATATTCTTTGCACTGATAAGATGTTGTAATTCAGTTGCATCTTTAGGAAGTTCATAGTAACTTGCCGTAGATCCATCTGATTGTTCTTTACTCACCTTGTTTCTCCAAGTAATCTTTATATTGTTTACACCACTTATTGACTAAACAATAGTCTTTACAACGAGTTCTATCACCTTTACGTTCTTGTATTTCAAAGCCTTGACCAGCATCTTTTAATGCTACATCTGCTAATTCTTTAGACTCATGTAGGGACTTGGCTCTTGCACCACCCACTTTAATTACTGCCCATACTGGTGGTTTTTCCCACATCTCTTGTGGAGTGCAGTCTGGTAACTCACCATCAGTCTCCATAGCAAATTCAGCAGCGCTATGCTTAGCTATACGGCCTCTTACAAAAGCTTCTTGTTCTTCAAAAGTCCATAACGGAATATCTACAACAGTTACATTCCTTTGTGGATAATCTGGCTTGCGTTCAGCTTCACGCTTTGACCAATCTTTTAAGATACCTACAATCTGTAGTGATTTGATAGGAACCTTTTTGTTAACTGCAACTAGCCATGCGTAGATGTTAAGTTGTTGTTCCCATTCTGGTTTATCATTCATTACAGCCCATACAGATGTAGTCTTATAGTCTTTAATATGAATGCCATCTGGATCAACAACTTGTAAGTCAATTGCACCAGATACATGCCAACCATCTAACTCAGCATGTAACCTTTGTTCAACTAGGTTATGTTCATCTGCACCTTTTTCTAATACATTATGAACTGCTGATCCAAAGATAGACCATATCATGTCAGATACATCTTGTTCTAACTCATCATCATACTTTTTTAACATAGTCACAATCTTAGGACTATTAAGTAAACTTGTAGCTGATATATGAGATTTACCTTTTGAATAGCTAGGGTTCTTAGCTATATTTACAAATGGCTGAGGTAAAAGAAAATAATTAGTTATTCTCATGCTTCACAATTCCCACTAGGACACATATTGTTTTCAAATAAAGCAGTCTCTAATTCATCAAAAGCTTTATCTTTAGCAATAGCATCGGTTGCACGACATACATCATCTAACATCTCATAATCAGTTTCCACGCATCTTACCCTGGTTTCTAATCCACGATCTCTTGCATGGTCAGCTGTAATAGATGTAATAAATTCTGTAGGCTCAAAACCATTCTTGACTAGATCATTGTATTTCTGATCTGTCATGACATGCTCTGTAATTGTTATAAATCTTTTCACTTTTTGTCCCTCCATAATTGTTGACATTCTACTTTTGTATGAGTCTTCATACATTCATTCATAAACTTATCTTGGTCACTCATATAACCAAAGAATAAACATATAGCTTGTACTATTGCTGTCAATGGTTCCATTTTTAACTCCCTCGTTTATAATGAAGCATAATAGTGGCATAGAATAAACTACATGTCAATAGTTTGTACCCATATTAATTCATGTGTTATAATGCTCGTTATGAATCAAATAAAAATATCATTACCCTATCCTCCGACAGTAAATCATTACTGGGGACAACTAGGATCTAAGAAGTTTTTAGGTAAAAAGGGAAAAGAGTTTAGGGAAGCAGTGTTTTTATGCTGTTTAAACGCACGTAAAGGCACCTTAAACGGACGATTGCACATGGAGGTATACCTGTACCCTCCCGATAAAAGAAAACGTGATGTAGACAATGTGCTAAAGCCATTGTTAGATGCATTGGAACATGCTGGGGTATATGAGAATGATTCTCAAATAGATAAGTTATGTATTACAAGGATGGAAGTTAAGCCTCAAGGCTTATGTGATGTCACAATATCAGTTATTGAGACTTAGCTTTTTCAACACGATCGTTGAAACGATTCATTAATATAATCTTCTTATTATCAATTCTATCAATTTGCTCTTGTGGACGACCAGCCATTTGAAGCTTCTTCTTCATAGCGTTTAATTCATTGATTTGATATTCAAACTGCTCAGCTGATTTATAAAGTCTGGCGTCTGGGTTATCTTGCAAATACTCTCGTTTAGCCACTGGATCTTTAGCTAAGTTCTTTAATGTATTCTCATGCTCATACATTTGATTAATGTTGTTATAGAATCTTGAGCTAATGACTGGCTTAGTATCTGTTTCACCATAGAATCTACCTACAACTGGGACTCTGTAGGCTGGGGTTTCTTTGCCGGTTAATTGGTTTTTACCGAACTCGGAGATCTTAGATATCTCACGTCCTGGTCCACCAGTGAGGGATCCAATTAAGAAATCAATATCATCACCCGTAGGACTCCATATTTTAGATTTAGCATAATCTGTGCCACCCATAGCTAAATTCATAAGACGAGCTATCTCTTTACCCGCTGAGCTACCAGTTTCTTTTGTTCTTGTATATCCTGGTGTAGGGCGTGTATATGAATCTTGTTTAGATATGGTTTGACCAAATGCATTCTTATTAATAGCCAAGCCAACAACTGGTTCAGCTACTGATGGGATAATAGATAATGGTGATAGACCTTGGTTACCAAATGGGCTGAATGAAGAGAAGAATGAGTTAGTAAGATTAATAGCTCTCTTCATAGCTTGTGCTTTTTGCCATCCATGCTTATTCACATCTTGACCATATTCAGTAAAGATACGTCCTATATTAGGTAATACATTTAAACCATACGCTAATGGTATTGTTGTATATTTACCATTTGATGTAGGGATAACTAAGTTATGTTCTTTAATATACTCTGGTGGATCATCATCTTTAAATCCAGCTGATGCTAACAACATAGCTTGCATAACACCTAATAGGATACCACCACCTATAATGTATTTACCAGTAGGCCCATTTAATGTTTCAGCTAATCTTACTGTACTGCGTACTGATGCGTTAAAGAATAAGTATAGGGAGCGAATAGCACCAGTTCTAGCCCCCTTCTTATCAAAGTTTACTGTAACATTCTTAGCAATACTTGCTGCTTCTTCTGGAGACATGCCCATATCTCTTGCTGTTTTGTATGATGCAAGTCTTACGCCATTTTCAACCATGGAACCAAAGTCATATAAAGCATCTACTACATATCTAAATGCCTTCTTAGAATTACCATCTGTAAACTTATTCATGGTTTGTTCTATGTAGGCTTTGTCTTCACCAGTTTTTAATATGGCATATCTATTGGCAGTTTGGAATCCAGCTTCTTTAGCTTCTCTGTATACTTGTTGCCAGCCTTCATTAACAGATGTATCTCCAGCATGTTGTTTTCTTAATACGCTAATAATACCCATCATAGCTGGGAATATATTGGCAGATACTTCTAACTGCTTACCTTTTAATGGTGTAGTAGATAAGTTTGCCATAGCAAATGGATAGTCTTTAAGACCGTTGACCAAGCTGAATACGGGGTCAATCACTGTATTGATTTGACCAAAATAATGTGTCACATATCTAGAGAATCTTACAATAGGTCCTAATGTTTCTGCATCTAAGTTCTTTAATGAACGAACCATACGTTTAGCTAATGGATCTTTTTGATTAAAGAATACAAAGCGTTCACGGCCATTAATCTTTAATGCTAATACATTGTCACCAAATCTAGCGTTTCTGCTGATTCTTTGGTCAACAACTTCTTTGGTATTTGGTATTGGAAGTCCGGTAGTAGGATCAATCACAAAGTCAGAGGGTCTTACTTTGCGTAAGTATCTTTCTTTAGGCTCAGCCATGATGTTATCTGCAATTTCTTCTGCATTTGCATAACCCATATCTTGTAGTTCTTGAATTAAAGCTTCTCTGTCATAGATAGCATCTGGATTAATTGCCATCCAAAAGTCTGGGTTAGGATTTTCTAATGCGAGTCTATATACAGCTTTAGATACTTCATTGTTTTCTGCACGAGCAATAGCTCTTTCTCTTTGATAGAGTAAAGCATCAATAGGATTAATAATAGCTTTCTCAGAACCAGTAGCTCTCTTAGAGAAATCGCCACGAGTATCCACGCCAACACCAGTTCTTAAACCAGATGGAACAGCTTGCTGTTCTTGTTCACGGTTTAATGGAACATAGTCTGGGAATATTTCCCTCCATAGGTCAATCGTTTCTTGAGTTTCTTGACCAGACTCTACAAGTATCTCTTGTGTTCTATCACGAATATCATAGAACATATCAGCTATTTCTTTGAGCTGTCTTTCACGGGTTTCATCTAAACTATTAAGATAGTTATTTGCATCTTCTGTAGACATACCAGATGCACGATCTTTTAATCTATAATGAACAATATTTCCATTGCGATCAACCTTATGATTGATTTCGTTCATTCTATTATTGTATTCTTCAGCATGTCTTGCATGTAGATATTGTTTAATATCGTCCATAGACACATTAAAATCCAACATTTTTTTAATGATTGGATTAACTTCTTTGAGAACAAACTGCTCTAGCTGGTCAGTAATCTTACTATTTCTTAGCTCCATCTTACGAGCCATATCAGACATATTACTTATGGTTCTACCTAAAGCCTTAATTGCTTTTTGAACTTTATCTAATGTGGAATGTTCATCTGCCCAAGCCCAGAATACATGGTCTAGTTTTTCAGCGATCTTGCTCATGGATGGTATTTGCCATTTACGTATATCTACTGGCTCACCACGATAGTTAAATATCTGTCTTGACCCTTGTTCTGTTTGAGCTTCTTGCTCATTTAAAGGTCTTTGATTTTCGCTTACGCTTTCATCTGTTTTAATTTCTGACGGAACTGATTGAGGTTGTCGCATTGATTGAGCATCTCTATCCCGTTGCTCAACATCTTTAGATATGATTTGTCTTGCTTTTCCTTCTGCCCCAGTTTGAGCCAAGTCCCTAATAGAGCTTGTAGCTCTTCTTTCGTACTGCTCATCTTGGAAGCGGATACCAACAGGCTTTGTGTCATTTTTATTTCCTCCTAATGTATTTAAATAGGTTAATATATCATCATTTCTCTTATATATAGCAATTAATTCTTGTCTTAGATCATTAATGTCAAAATGTTCATCTGCTTCCAATGCTGCCGTAATGCGTTGCATTTCTTTAGGGAACTGAGCGCCATGGCCAGACACTTGAAAATGTGCAAGTTCATGCAACATGGTACCAAATAAACCCATGGCTTTTGTTCTGTAGTTATCTTTGAAATCAGAAAAAATAGGATTAACATAAACGCCATTAAATGGAAGTTTTACATTAACACCCAAGTACTCTTGATCAAATGAAATACCAACTGCATATTTTTGTAATGGAGCATAACTTTCTCCATTAGGCAAATCACCTTTGTTAGCTAAAATTACTACACGATCTCTAATGGCTCTAAAAATATCACCAATATCATACATGCATCTATCAAAGCGCTCACCAAATTTTTCTCTACCTAAAACATCAATTGGTTTCCATGTAGATTTTGAGGTATCCCACAGTTTATTTGAAAGTTTTTCTATTTCTTCATATTGTTTATCAATAGACTCTCTTAATGCTTTATGTTCTGGTGTTTCATCAAAAGTATCTGGAAGATATTTTGGCATCTGATCAAGCATTTCTTGATCTTTATCCATTTTTTCTTGCAATCTATCTCTTTCATTATATAGTAATGTATACTCATCTTGACGTACAAGTAAATTATTGTGTATCAATGTTGCATTAGGATCAATTTGATCTTGATTTACCTTAAATTGATCAACATCAATATCTATGTCATTTAAAGTTTTTGCATCAATTGTTGGTACTTTATTTGTATTAGGAACTAATTTACCATTTTTAGATTCAAGATTTGCAGAAACATTGAGCGGATTAGATGTGTCTTCTTTTTTATTAGTAGTTAATTTATTTGGTTGTTTTGTAGTAACCTTGTTACCTTTTTTGATTAGATAATGAAAGTCTCCAAATTCACTACTTGTATCCTTAAGTTCCATGAGCCTATATTTTGCCCAAATGAACTGTTTCATTTTCTCTAAATCTTCTTTTGCTTTTGAAGTAAAACCTTCACGATCTAAAGAAAATGGATATCCTGGTTCATTTGCTCTTATGCTTGGAACAACGTCAAAATAAATATCTCTTTGAATGCTTTTAGCGTCCCAACCAGTTTCTCCCCAGTTGACAGGTATTTTATCTAAAAATTGATATAAACCATCAGACAAAACAGTAACATTTGATCCTGTATCAATACTATCTTTTCTTTCTTTTGATGCAAAAATATGAACATGACCCCATGGATATTTAATATTAGCTATAGTTTCAAAATCATTTTTATCAAAATCTGAACCAACTCCATAAACCTTATCTCCATTAAATGTCACATCAATATTGTCTCTTAATGTACTAAACGATAAAGAATCGTGATTATGTTTTTTTATTGGGAATGGCGTAAATTCTACTTCACCACTTTTATTTACATGTGTTTCTGGTATTTGAATTGTAGTAATTGTTCCATGACCATCTGGAAAATCTTTCTTAACTTTATCTAATCCATATTCTTCTGGAGTATATGATTCGGTATATGGTGCTAATGATGGATCGCTCAAAGCATCTTTTAATTGTTTTCCAGTAGTATTTAATACACTAATTTTTCCATTTCTCATGGTTGCAACATGAATATTGCCAGCATCAAATAAAAATGCTAATTTTGCTATACCAAATGATCCAGAAGATATTTCAGATTCTTTTAATGATCCAGCAATAGTTACAAATGTATTTCCCAATGTATCTTGTGTCATGCCATGACCATTATCTTTTACAGAAATAGTTCTATTTGCCTCATCCAGATTAACATCTATTTTGCCACGTTTTATGTCACCAGAATCTAACATAGATTTAATAGCATCATATGAATTTTGCAACATTTCTTTTACAGAAACTTTTCCAATATTTTGAGCATACATTTGTTGCCCTAATATGTTTGCTAAAATAGCTGTGTTTGCACCAGGTTTAGTTTGCACACGGGTGCCTGATTCTGGTTTAACAGACTCATAATCTGGCATCATGCTTTCAGTAATAACATCTGATGCTAAGTTATATGTGCCTTTATTACCTATAGCTGATTTAATTTGATTTGGATTGTATACGGCAAGATTCTTTTCACCATTTTCTTTGGTGTAAAAACTATCAAAACCTAAAGATTTAATTGCATCTTGTACTTCTTGAGACTCAATTGCATTCCAATTACTTTCCTCTTTTAAACGTGTTGACAATGTTTTGTCATAAAGTTTTGCTGAGAGTTGTTTTACATGGCGTGGATTATCGTAATCAAATGGATTTTCTGCTCTTACATATACTGGCATAATATTTCTACCAGTTTCCATCATATTATTTACTATAGGTAATAAAGTTTCTTTTAAAGCTAATGAATCCATAGAACTAGCTATAGACCTATTCATAAATGACTGAATATGCTCTTCTCTTGTGGTGGTAAACATACCGTTTGAATTTTCTGGTATGCCTAATTTTTTATTAGCTATTGCATCGTCAACTAATTTTGTAATTAAATCTAATTTTTGTTGTGGATTCTGATCAATTTGACGTGCAATTTCTTTTAATGCTCTATCTTTAGCATAAGCAGAAAAGTAACTAGCATTTTCTGGATTATCAGATACAAATATAAATTTAGTATTAAATTTGTTTATGTCACCAACTGTTCCATGATACATAACTTTAGGTTTGCCATCTGCATTAACTATCTTGGATTTACCAAACCATTTCTTAAATGCTGGAGATTTAGTTTGTATTATATTTGCAGTCTGTGAATCTAATGGATGCCTTAGATCATACTTGTATCCTTCTAATGTTTTACCAATGAATAATTCACTTGATAAATCCATAACTTCATCAAATACAGATCTGTCTTTATCTGTATTAATGCCCATTGCTTTCATCATTCCTCTTACAATGGTTTTAATATTATCAAATATAGATGTAGCTTCTGATTTATCAAATACTGGATCAAGTCCTTTGAGGCGTTGAATGAATTCTGGATTACTGAATGCTTCAGCTATGAATTCTTTAAGGTTAGTATGGCCATAAATTTCCCATTTGCCTCTGCTCTTTTTATCGCCTTTTCTGGACTCTTGAAGTAGTTTATAAAGCTGTTTAACCTTGGGATCATTTGGGTGCATTTCAATATAATGCACTGTAGCCGCATGAATAGCCTCATGAACAAATGTTGGTAAATCTGAATTAGCAAATAAAGCTATTGTATTCTGTACACGATCATAGAATCCCATAATGGTTGTAGTTCTAGAACCTACAATATTTGGATCCATGAATAAGTTAGTCTTCATCACTGGATCAATCTTCATGAGATGTTTAATAATATCTACATACATCTCTAATTGATTTTTATACAGTCCTAACTTAGCCTTATTTCCATCTCCAGTTTCAAATTCTTCATAAAAAATAGGATCTTCACCAACATATCTTTCAATAGATTCATTAGTAAATCCTTTTCTTAATGTTTCATACTTATTCTCAGCAATAGCCTTTTCAATCCTTGATAAAATATCTTTAAATGCATCACCAACCTTTTCATGTTGGTTAATAGATTGTTGGAATGTATTAAGCCCTGGTTTTCTTTTTTTAGTATATTTATATGTAAGTTTGCCACGAGGTGCATTAATATGCTCTAAAAATTCTTTAGATAAACGTTCATTTTCTGCATTAAGTTCATCTTCTGATCTAACACGTTTTAATGTATAGGTAATAGATCCATCTACATTATTACCTATATCAAAAAATTTCTTAAGGTAATTTGCTCCCAATCTTGCCTCTTCAGTATTAACTTTTAATTGACTTGTTGGGTTATGAATAGTAAAGCTTTCAATCGCTCTATGAGCTGTGTCATCAGCAAAAAACTCATTATCATTTAATTGTCTTCCAGATAATGTGTCTGGTCTAAATTCTACGGATACTTGGTTAGAAAGTTTGTTTTTAGGAAGAACTTGATTCTTATCTGGTGTAACCTTATATTTTGAATTAGCCATATTAGTATATGAAGTGTAGTTCTTATCACCAAAAAGATTGTATATCATAGACATAACGCCATTTAAGTCTGTTTTGGCGTACATGGGTTTATCTGGATTTATTGGTTGAAATGAAAATCCAGCTGTTTGAGCTTCAGATACTGTTGGAAGTGAATGTTCTTTGCCAGTATTATCTATAACTTTGCCAGTAGATTCTATCTTAGGTGGCTCTTTTATTACAGTAGGTGGTGTTTCTTCTACTGGAGGCTTTCCTTCCTCTGTAGGTGGAACTTCTGGCGTTGCTGGTTCTTCTGGTGTTGCTGGTTGAGTTTCTACTGGAGGAGTAGTTTCAACTGGTGGTTGATAGATAGGTGGAACTGGAATAGGCTTACCTTCTAGTTCTCCTAATGCACCTTCTACATCTTGTGATCCAGTGACTCTTGGTTTGCCAATAGATACGCCATAGCCTTCAGCTAGCTTATCTGGGTTAGCTTGATGTTCTTGTAGGAATTTTAATTCAGCCTCTTCTTGTGGCGTAAGAGGTTGTGGTGGGGTTGTCTCTGTTCCATTAACCTTTGTTTCTAACTCTTGTAAACGTGTTGTAGCATGAGTTAATAACTGTTCTGGTGTCACCACATTTGGTTGTGGTGGAGTTGTTGGAGGTGCTGGTGGTTGTGTTTCTCCAGTTGATGCGGGTGGTGTAGGTGGAGCTTCTCCAGTAGGAACTTCTTCTCCAGATAATTGTTTCTGGATTTGTTCCATAATCTGATCTGTTTTAGGTTTGGCTTTGTCAATCATATGCTCTAAACCAATACCTGGTCCAGCTAATGCACCACCTAATACAGCACCACCGATAAAGTTATCGTAGTATTCTTTTCTAGCATCTGCATCTGTAATGCTTAAGCCAGCTTGTAAGCGTTCAAAGAGTTGTTGGGCGGCTTCTGTTGCACCTTCAACGCCCATTGTCTTACCAGTTTGTAATGCTACAGATCCGGCCTTAGCTAAGATGCTCTTCTTAACAAGGTTCTCTGCTACATCATCTGTAATTTTTACACCAGCTTCACCAAAAATTCTTCTAATACCAGGAATGAATTTTAATCCAGTAACATCTAAAGCTGCTTGTGGTATTGATGCTAAACCAGCATTTAATAAACTTGCCTCAGCTAGTGATTTCTTTTCATTGTCTGTTTGACGAGCTAAGTTACTACCAGTAAATTGTGCTGCTGATACTAAACCAGCTGTAAGATCTGCTGCCGTTAACCCTAAACCAATAGTAAGTTCTGGTGCAAGCATAGCTGCGGCTGCTGGCGCTGCCATGTAGGGTAAAGAACCTCCAAATAATTCAGCTATCTTAGTGCCTGGAGCTTCTGTCCAACCTTTTTCTGTATCTCTATATACTTGAGAACCCCATTGTCTGAGTTCTTTGGCTCTTTTTTCTGCTGCTTCAGTATCGCCAGTAATCTTACCTTTAAGTAAGTCAATGTCTGCACCAATATTATATAGACTACGGCCAAATGCACCAGAAAATGCGTCTTGAGTTTGAGCTGGGGGAGGAGGAGTTAATGCCGTAGGCGAGACAGGTTGACCGACTGGTGAGACAGCTGGTTGCGTAGCCTGTACTTTGGGCATGATGTTCGTTCTGATAGCTTGACCAATCTGATCATTGGTCATCGTATCTGGAAATTCTACATTGCCCAATCCTGGTATTTCAACGATTGGCATAATTTATGTATTATAACTTAAAAATGGAATACTGACGATCCTCCACCAGGAATAACTTGCCCAGTGTTTGGATCATATTTAAATGGTGCTGGCCCTGGTGCTGGTGCTGGCGATGCTCCTGGTTTAGGAGGTGTGCCTGGTGCTACTACATTTGCACCTGGAGCTGGTTTGTATCCAATAATTACATCACGCTCATCTGGAGCTGTATAGGTAGTTAAGTACTTACCTATTGGACTCTTAACTACAGATTGATAAGCATATCTGTAAGCATCAGAGTCAAGTTTTAATGGATCAATTTCTGTTAAGTTTGCTTGAGCAATCTTTGTTTGTTCTTTAATATAATCAGCTCTATTCTTTTCAAATTGATTAATAGCTAATTGAGCATTTTTATTCTCTTTATCATTTTGTAAGAATGCATTATTATACTTAAGTTGATCTGCTCTTAACTTAGCATTTTCTTGAGAAGCATTAGCACTAATAGCAAGACCAATCATTCTGTATTGAGATGCTTCATCTTTCTCCGCTGCATCAGCTATAAGTTTAGAAATTCCAGCTTGTCTTGTTGCAGTATCTTTAATTGCATCTTCTTCTGATTTAGTATAAGCGCCCAATGCTTCTCCAGCTCCTACTTGCCAAAATGGAGATTTACTTTGCAATAAAGCACTTCCTACATTAAGCCACTTATTTCTTTCCCTTGTTTTTTCTGCATCAGCTAGTGCTTGTTTTTGAGTTTTAATATCTTCTTTAATTGCTTCTGAAGCAGAAGGCACTTTTGATGTTGCTTGTGAAAATAAGAATTTATCTATATCAAATGACTTTTCTTTTGTTTTAGGATCAATTTTAAACCAATCTGTAGTTGGATCTTGTACTGGAGGAACTGCACCTTCATCAGCAAAAGCAATAATACCACCGCCTGCCATTTGAGTCATATCATCTGTAGCAATGTTATCTAGGCCAGCTCTATTTTGTGGCAACATAGCCATTTGCTGTGGTGATGGCATTTGTTGTGGAGGCATTTGTGGTGGAGTTTGTGAAGCAAATAATTGTTTAGCTTCTGGATTTGCCTTAATATAGTTTTGTAATCCAAGCTCCCCTGTTGCTACTACTTTAGCTAGTGGAGTAGAGTATGGACTCTTTTGTACTTTGTTTAATTGTTCTTGATTAAATCTTGACATAGGAATACCACCAGCAGCTTTAATTATACCGCCAGATTTTTTACCTCCAGCTCCACCACCAAATAATCCATATGCTGTAGCACCCAAGCCAGCAATAGTAGATAATGGATTTGGAGGAGCTTGATACATTTGTGTAGAGCTTTGTTGCATTGGTAATCCACGCAACATAGAGTTAAGTAGACCTAATTGCATGAATGGATATTGTTGAGCAGTTGCATAGTTTTGAACTGCTTGGTTAATAATGTTTTGTTGTTGTTGCTGTTGTTGTTGACCATATTGATTTTGCAATCCAGCAATACCTTGTTGTGCTGCAAGTTGCGCACCACCAATACCAGCTAATTGATTAGCACCGCCTAGCATAGCTTGTAATGCTTGCATTTGTCCTTGTTGACCTTGTAGTCCTAGGTTAGCACCAAATTGTTGTGCTTGTTGGGCTGCATCAAAAGCTCTATTGTAACCTTGACCAATCAATTGGTTTTGAGCCAACATTTGATTTTGTCTATTAAGGCCAGCCATAAGAGCTTCACGGCTACCACCAAAGGCACCTTGTTGTGCTGCAGTACTTTGTTGTTTTTGACCGGCAATATCGTATTGTTGATTAGCTAATTGAAGTTGTGGAGCTAATGAAGCTTGTAGATAAGGATTCATATACGCTTGTGTTGCGTATGGGTTTGTAGCTTGCATAGCATAATTCATACCAGCATTACCCATTTGTTGACCTACACCACCTAAACCACTTAATGCGCCCATAGTAGCTCCTGTAGCCATACCGTACTGGCCAGGAACTCTCATGTTAGCTGCTGTAGAATAAGCTTGTTGTTGCATTGGAGATGCTGCTGCAACGTAGTCTGCTGGATTATTGCTGTAAGGTGTATATTGATTAAACCCAGTCATTGATGGGTTATAGATCTGCGCCTGAGCAGCATTAAGCATGTTCATTACATACGGTTCAGCGTACTCAGGAACGTTAGTGGAGTAACTTGTGCTTGTAGTAGGTGCTGGAGCAGGAGGATCTCCCTTGCCGTTATAGCCAGGATGTTTTAAAACACCTATACCAAATTTACTATTAAACATTATTAATTCTCCACGGGTAATTCGTAAAACATAAATCGTTGTTGAAATCCATCATTTTTAAATATTCTTTCCCAACCAGGACGGCCATATGATTCAATAATTGCACATCCGTTATCTTTGGCAAACTTTCTTAATAATCCCAACATGGGATCTTTCCATTTTTGTATTTCTTTACCGCCAGTAAAATGCATGACTAATCCAGTTAATCTTGGATATATCTGCAAACCTGTTACCACTGCACCGTATATTTGATTATCTTCTTTATCAAAAGCAATCCACAGCTGATGTGGTTTACTCATTAAAGAATCATAAATGTCTTGTGCTGTAAATCTACCAAATGTATACTTGGCTGCACCATCCATGTATTCCTCAATTTGAGGCCATACATTGTCAATGTATTCTTTTGGGATTAAAGATACTTCCATTACGCTGGTAAGTATTTATAAGCCTTAGAATCTGCTGCTATATTCTTTGTCTTTGCACGTTTTGCTTTAATACGATCCATCATTGCATATAAACGTTTAGCTCCAGCATCTGTAGAACCATTACCTATTTCTGAAACAATTCTAGCTGGGATAACAAACTCGCCTTCAGCCAATCTTGCTGGCTGCTTAGCACCGATAGAGGCTGGGATAGAGTCAGATACGCCATCACCAGGTCCCTTAAGCAATCTACCACCATCTGAATATCCTCCTAAATGACCCATGCTTAAACCACCTAAAGCATATCCTTGTAATCCACCTTCTTTAGAGTTTTCTGTTTTAGCCTTAGCTCTTTCAGATTCAATTGCTTGTTGAGCTACAATAGCTGGATCTAATGAAAGTGCGCCTAATGATCCTACTTTTCTTGATGCTTGTTTTTTACCAAATAAAGACTTCATTAAATATTCTGCTCTTTCATCTGGTGATAATGTTTCATTACCTTTTTCATATTCATGAATACCAACAGCATTATAAGCTGGACTATAAGCAGTTCCTGGATCTGTTGCTGTAATAGGTGCAGCATCTTGCTTATTATCTAATAAACTTAAACCATATTTAACTAGATCACCACGAGCATAATTAGCTGTTTGTAAGCCACCATCTGCTGCACCAGGAATATAAGGATTAGCTACATAGTCACGATATTGAGCTTGATATGCTGGGCTTGGTTGTTCTGGGAAACTGCCTTTAAAATCTTTTGATAAGTATTTAAGACCAAACGGATTCTTTTCTTTTTCTTCTGGTTTGTATGTAGGAGGTTTTAATAATTCATTTACAAATGGATATGCTGCACCTGCAACAGTGAATGGATTATCTTTTGTAAATTGCCATGCTTCACCAGGCGATGATGTAATCTTATTAAATCCAGCTTTAAAATTTATTGGTGCATTTGGATCCAAAAGGGCTGGAGATGCTTTATTTGCAATTTGTGCTGCTTCTGCTGCTGTTCTTCCTTGTAAGGCTTCTGTACCAACTGATACTGCTGGATTAGTACCACCAAAAAATCCTGATATTCCACCAGTGCTTGTGCCGGCTGATCCAATATTTGCAAGTCCTGTTGTAGTATTTGCTGTGGGAAGTGCATTAGCGCCCATTAAAGAACTACCTACGTTAGTATTTACGGCTGCATTTGTTGCTTGTAATGGAGCTTGTTGTACAACATCTCCAACAGCTGCTCCAGTCTTACTTGCATCTGCAACTGTTTGTGCTGCACCTACTTCACCAATTTTACTTGCTAATCCAGCGCCTGACCATGCACCTAAACCAGCCATAAGGCCTTGTGTAATATCACCAGTTAAAGCTGTAGCTGCTAATCCAATACCACCAATTAATAGTGGAGTAGGAATGCCCATAGCTGCACCGGCAACGCCTAATACAGTAGGTAATATAGAGCTTAAGAATCCAGCTTCTGGAAGTCCTGTTTTTGGATTGATTGTAATATCACCACCATGGGCTTTGGCTAATCCACGAAGTGATTGAAGCTCACCACTAGTCATATGAACTAGATGAGAATCATTCCCACGACCTTGGGATTCTAGGTGTTTTGCGGCAAGGACTAAGCTCATAATTGACTCGCTTTAGATAGGGTTATTTTCATGTATTTTACCATATTATATATCTGTTTAGTATAGAGATGATAGAAAGGTTATAGCGCCAATCGCTGATGGGATAGAGGGATGGTCATATGGACTAGTTTGTGCTGCTTGATATTCCATATAAACGCCATCTACTGGCCCTACAGTATTATATGCTTTATCTGTAGCCCAATATAACTTAAGTGAATCACCAGCATTAAGTGAAAATACAACAGTAGAATAGGCTACTAAATAGTTATATACGCCAGCGCTTTTACGTGCCTGAATTGTAAACTTTGTCGTTGACCTTGGTACATCTACATTATTAACTCTTAACCAAACATCAATATCATGTGCTGCATTATCGGTATTAGCATATTGCAAACTATAATCTATTTTATAAACACCACTGTATGAAGCAGTTGCTGAATTGTCAGCATTTAATGTAAAGCCTAATCCAGAATCTAATGTATTCCATTTAACAACTGTAATGGTATTATCAGATGTATATTGATCTGTTGTGTCTGATGCACCAATATGGGCTAATTGTAATCCACCATTAACAGATGCTATAACACCAGTTAAATTACTTAATTGGTTAAAGTATAATCTTAGTACATTAGAGTATTCATCTGTGTATTGTTGGCTGTATTGTGCAGATGCAATTGGTAAGTTTGGTGGTGCAACATTCCTTAGTTGATTTATATTAGCCATTATCTTCTTCCATCTGGCTTAACATCAATACGAGGAATACCTAATTGCCAAGCAACACCTAATCCTGTAGATTGAACTTTAAAACTTAACTGTCTACCACGAACTCTAGTATAGACTTGACCATCATAAGTTTGAATTGTGTATTCAGCCACAGATGTATAGTTTTGACCACTGGTTACTGTATCTACATCGCTTGCCGTTGGATATGCACCAGAGTTAGCTTTACTAAATAGCGTCATTGTAACGCTTGGATTATTAACGGTTGAGCCAGTAAAATTGACATCAGGCAACATACGCCATACAAAGCCAAGATGCTCACCAGCTTCAATACCAAAATCAGATGATTGTATATATGCTGTAATTGGTTGTGGGCTTGCTGTAGCAACATCATCGCATCCTACCTCATGATATAAAAGTCTTGAATTATAATCAGCTGCTACTGGATATGGGTTAATACCATATTGTAGCCATGCTGTTCTTGCCATAGTGCCATATGACCATACTTTATCTAAGTAGTTATATATGACATATCTATCTATGACTGTTGAATTTTGTGAGCAATAGAACCACCATACTTCATTATAAGCTTCATTAGAGCCACCAAATACTTGGAAAGCTTGGTCTCTATTAATGTTATCAAATATGAATTGTCTTAATGAGCAAGGCAAGGTTTGGACTACACCAGTGTACATGTAGAACTTATCTTTACCCATCCAGTAAGTTACATTGTTTACTGTAACTGGCGCATTTGGAGACATAATAGATATGTTGTCCATAAGTACTTGGAAGCTCCATACATATGGATATCCTACATACTGCATTGAGTATAGACATGAGTTGGTCCATATCAATATTTCTTGGCGGGTTGTTTGACCGCACATAATAAATGAACCATTAGTTAAAGTAAACTCACCAGATTGATTAGTGACTTGTGGAATCCATTGGTAAGGATTGGCTTGATCAGACCATCTAACCAACATAGGATTAAATGTTGAATTAGGAGTTGCTTGTACATATGAGTTAGCACCTAAAGCAATAATAAATTGCTGAATAGATGAAGACATGACTTGATTGGTAGCATTAGGAATATAAGATCCAGCCCATGAAAATTTATATGGGTTAGCGTCATTAATACTTGTAGTATTAGCTGAAATAGGAACTGTGGTTGATCCCATAACATATGCAGTCGTTACATAAGTTCCTGCTGGTATACCAGTTCCTTCAATGTATGCACGAGGGAAAATATTAGTTGCATCAGATACAGTAATGGTAGATACACCAGATCCAAATGTTGCAGTAGTTGATGCGGCATAATTTGTTGCTGTTATTGTGTTCGCTAATGTGGCTAAGCTTTTTGCTCTTACAGAAACACCAGATGCATCTTGCCAATAATAAATAGGTCCTTCACGTGGTGCTATAACAAGATCTGCACCATAGTTATCGTTTGACCAAAGTCTAATTGATCCAGCAACTCCAGCGCCAGTAGATGCTGCTGTTCCCCATCCACGAGATCCGTATTGTGGATAAGCAATAACGCCAGAACCACCACCAGATGTGGTAGATGTTGCAGTAATGTAAGCAGTGCCAGTTCCAGATCCACGACCAGTAGCTGTAAATACTGTGCCTGGATTATTATTGGCTGCACCAATAGCTGTAAAGCTTGTAGTGCCTGCTGTAGCAATCGTATATGTTCTACCTATGGTAAATGCACCAGCTTTTTCTTCTGGCAAGTTAATTGTGTATGTATTTGTAGCTGCTGTTTGAACTACAAATGTGCCTTTTAAATTATTAACAGCTAATCCAGCAAATCCAGGAATAGATTCTGGTGGCGTATTGCTAACTGGGCCTACAAAAGATACATAGTTACCAGCAACTAAACCATGTGCGGCTTGAGTTACTGTGACTGTAGAGCTTCCAGATACTGTTGCAAAAGGGTTTGATGTTAAACTAAATGGTACGGTTGGAGACCATGGTCCAGCACCCCATCCTAAACCAGCAATAGCTGCTGATGCGCCAGTTGGGTATTCATATTGAAGAGAAACGGTTCCACCACCAGTAGCAGTAGATGTTGCATTAGATGCTGCGGTAATTTGGAATGTAGTTGTACTTGGTACATTTGTAACAATATATTCACCATTAATACTTAATCCACCTACAGTAAAAATAGGTGTAACTGTATGCGTTCCAGACTGCGTTCCGCTTGTATTAATTGCAGTACCACCTTGGGTAAGTGATAATTGGAATGTAAGTAATGATGAATTAACTACATAGTAAACTGTGCCTACAGTAAGGCCAGTTGGTAAAGATCCAGTAGTGCTTAATGTTACAGTGGTTCCGTTTGGTAATGCTACAGTAGGAACTGTAAATACGCCAGGCGATGCTATAGTAACTGTAAAAGTTTGTGGAGCTGTATAAGCAACTGATGAAATAATGACATAATCACCTACAGATGGATTGTAGTTATTATCTGTAATTGTAACTGTAGAAGATCCGCTTGTTGTTGCAATCGGATTTGTAGGTAAGTTATTTGGTGATGTTAAGTTTGTAGCATCTATTCTATATACTGGTGTAATGTCATAATAAGCTCCACCAGAAAATATATAATATTTGATATTAGTACCTAGTGAAAGGTAGCTAGAAAGTCCGTCTGCATCAGTCCATGTCCATAAAGACTTGGCATAACCTAAGAATTGATCTGAGTCTACTTGAATCCATCCACCAATCTTTTCAGCTTGACCAGATCTAAAACGCACTTTATCACCATCAAAAAACCCACCTTCGTTAGAATAGTTAGTTCCTTCACGGTTAAGTCCTGGTCTATAGGTTAACTTTTGTAATGGCATTAGTAGGGCCTTGTACCAGCTTGATCTATAATAAGTTGATTTTTACGAGGCGTATCTGTAGATTTATTAGGAATAGATATATGAACCCAAGAATCAAACTCACGAATGATTTGATCATAATCTAAATCAGCTTGAATAATTTGTTGCATAATGTCATCTGGTGTTAGACCAGGAACTTTAATATCTGCTGCACATCCGAGACAATGTTGTGAGTTAGGTTTTCCACCTACAGCCTCATTAACTGCTTGTGATCTATAAGCTGAGTTAATCATAATAGGTCTGCCTAATGCAGTTCTAACTTCTTCTAAGAAACGAGCAAGTCTAACTAAGTTAGCTTTGACATTTTCATTAGGAATGTTATCTAGATTTTTACGAACAGCTATTTCACTGCTAGTTAACTCTTGTAGTGTAAAGTGTGGTGTTAAGTTCATTTTTTCTTAATATACATTAAACTGCGTTCACCAAATAAATAGAATCCTACAGCAGAAGCAAAGTTATCTACTTCAATTGTAGCATTACCATTCAAATGCATGAATGCCCATGTTAATAAAACAATAAGACCAATAGTTGGTCTCATCAATCTAGATACTGCTTCCACCCATGGATAGCTTGGGTTACCAGATCCAGCATCATTCATGACTTTGAAAAACTCAAGGTCAATCTTTTTCATTTCGCTGTATTGTTCAATAGTAGCTGGTTTGAATTGATCTGGTGCTACAAACTTGTTAATAAGAGATTTACCTAAATCCATAACGATTGGGGCAAATGCAGATAGTATTGTTATTGGGTCCATAATTTATCCGTAAGTAATGACTTGATTAATAGTTAATGTAATTGTTGCACTTCCAGTTCCTCTAAAGAAATCTAGCGTACCACCTTGAGCTGCCGCTGGTATAGCTACAGTAAAGTCACTTCTATTTGAAAGATTTGTTGATGCAGCGCCACCGCTATTTTCATTATATCCAGTTAAATAATAACTGAACAATGTAGTTCCACCACTATTTTTAATATTAACTTCTAAACGAGAAGATCCATTTGGATGATAAGCTGTTCCAGTCACAAGCATTGCCCCAGTTGGCAAGGTATAAGTAGTTGTTCCAGCTGCAATACTGCTTGTAGAATTGACATTGGTTACAGTCCAAAAACCACCGCTAGTCCAAATAGTTCCATTTGAAAGAAGTAAATTACCAGATGTTCCTGGTGCTGGCAATCCACCTATAACCCAAGAGGATCCATTATAAGTTTCTAAACTAACTAATGTAGTATTAAATCCAGTCTGACCATTTGCTGGATTAGATGGTCTTGTAGTTGTTGTCCAAGATGGAAACTCATTTCCAAGATTAGAATTGGTTACAATGGCCATTATGCTGTTGTTATAACTTGGTTAATAATATATGTCCAGCTTTGACTTCCGCTTGATCTATAGAATTCTAAAGTTCCTCCAGCTGCTGCGGAAGGAATTGTAACAATCCATGAGCTTCTTGTAGAAAGACCAGAACCACCATCTGCACCATTGTTTTCATTACCACCAGTTAAGTCATAAGTAAAAAGTGTTGTACCAGCACTATTTTTAACATTTACAGAAATACGAGAACCAGCATTACCACCCATATAGTGCCATCCAGTTCCTGTTACCATAATAGCATTTGCTGGGATAGTATATGAAGTTGTTGCACTAAAAGTTGTTCCTACATTAGTTACCACCCATGGAAATGTAGCACTTGTCCAATTAGTTCCGTCTGACTTTAATACATTATTAGCTGTGCCTGGTGCTACGATACCGCCAACTAACCATGCTGATCCACTATAGCATTCTAATGTGCTTGTAGTTGAATTAAATCCTACTTGTCCAGCAGTAGGAGAAGATGGTCTTGTGGCTGTAGTCCATGATGGAAAAGTTTCTCCGTTTAATCCGTCTAGTATAAGAGACATTTACAATCCTATTCGTATGAAATGTTAATTGTTCCAGCAGAAAATGTGCCAGTAGATGATAAAAATCTTACTTGGGTTAATGTGCTTGCTAATGAAATCACACCAGCACCTAGAGTTAATCCAGTAGTTCCAGATGCTTCTGATGATATACTTTGATATGTCCAAGTGTTAGTTGATGCACTTAATAAATCTAAAACCATTTTTCCATTAAATGCTGCTGATCTCACGTAAAAATAAGTAGTATTGTTATCTCCACCAGTTGCTGTTGCAGTAAAGTTATTTCCTGCTGCCGTATAGCCTGTAGAAACAATACCACTAGAAGTTCCTAATCTTAACGCAATGACTCCAGCACTAGATACAACTCCAGAACCCATAATGGTAATTCTTTTTACCCAGTTAGGTATGCCAGTAAAATCGTTATATGATGTGGTAGTAAATGATGTATAAGCAACAGCTGTGCCAGAAGTAATAACACTAGATGCCATAGCACTCATTACAGCACCAGTTATAGTTGGGCTTGTAATAGTTGGGCTAGTAAGTGTTTGACCAGATGCAGTAGTAATTAATGTACCATTTGTAGTTGGTAAAGTAAGCACGGTATTTCCAGCAACTCCTTGAGCTTGAAGGGTTGCGGTTCCTGAGGTATCTCCTGAGATGACTACTGATGCCATATTATTTTCCTTAGCCTAATCTATATAAAATGTAAGTATTTGCTGCTGTTCGTCTTAATCTAAACTGAGCAGATACGCCAGCAGTAACTGTTAAAGTTCCTACGGATGTCATGCCAGAAGCACCTACAGCAATTGTAATTGTGCCAGATGCAGTATTAACTACATAGAAATCAAATGCTATGTTTGTAGTTGGAGCGCCACTAAAGTAAGTATCTAATTGAGTTCCTGTTGGAAGTGTAACTGTATAAGTAGTACCAGTCGTATTAATAATAACTGCCGCAACTTCAGCTGCTGTTAATGTAGCAACTGCTGATTTAGATGTTGGTGCTGGAGATTTTTCCCACAATACACCACCTTGAATATATGTATTTTGTGATGTATCTACAGTAACTGCTGTTGTATTACTTGTTTGTAATTGTAATACACCAGAAGAGTCTGCTGTTTGTATAATTCCACTTGTTGTAGATGCATTAATGGTTGATGCCATATTTTATCCTTATAAGATTACCCATCGTGAACCACTAGGAACTGTAACGAATACTGTAGGTGTTACTGTATGAGTTCCTGATTGTGTTCCAGATGTTGTAATAGCTGATCCAGTAGGTGATGTTGAAAGTTGGAAAGTCAATCCAGATGGATTTAAAACATAATAAGTAACGCCTGCTGTAAGACCAGTAGGTAATGCGCCTGTTGTGGTTAATACAACGCTAGTACCTGCAGGTAAAGCTGTTGTTGGCACTGTAAATACGCCAGGAACAGCAATAGTAATTGTTACTGTTTGAGGTGCAATAGGCGGTGATAATGTAACAGGGCCAGCACTTGTAGCACTATATCCAGAACTAATTGCTTGGGTTACAGAGATAAGTTGTTTATTTTGCCAAAAGCCTAATGTTGTTGTATTAGACGTTCCTAGTGGTGTCCATACACCATTTGTATATCCTTCAAAGCTTAAAATACTTGTGTTGTAACGAATCATACCATTTGTAGATGATCCTGGTTGTTGCGCAGTAGTACCATTTGGTAATGTAATAGCACCAGTGCCACTAAATGTTAAATTGTTTGGTACAATGGCAGTTGAAGTATTAAAGGTAACACTTGAGTTTGTTACCATTGAAATAGTGCCAGTACCAGTACTTAATGTATTAACATCTGCTGCACCACCAGAAGTTGTAGATAAATTAAATTGAGTTGAATTAATTGGTACCACATAATATGTAGTTCCAGCAATAATGCCAGAAGGTAATGTGCCACTAGATGTAAATGTAACTTGTGCGTTTGTGATTGGTCTTGTACCAGATGCTACAGTAACTACAGTTGGAGATGCACTTGTAAATGTAACTGTTCTTGCTGCATTAGATACACCAAATGTTGCTGTGTTATATGCAGTTAAATCATAGAATGATCCATTGGCTGGTGTCGTTCCACCAATAACTGTGCCATCAATTGTACCGCCAGTAATAGATACATTAGATGATGTATAGTTAGACGCTGAATAAAAGTTAGATCCGTCTGTGTATACAATATATGTCTGACCATTTGGAATAACTACAGTTGATCCAGCTCCAACTGACATCGTAACAGTTTGACCGCCAGTGGTGCCATTTTTTACAATATACACTTTATTATAGGCTGGTGCATATACTGTACAGTTTGCTGACAAAGATCCAGTAAATGACAATACGGCATTTCTAGCTTCGTCACTAATACCATTATAACTTGTAAGGGTATAAGTAGATCCAGAAAGTGTAATAGATTGTACACCAGTAATAGCTTGCTCTATTAGTGTACCTAAGTTGGTATTTGTGCTTGTACCCCAGACACCAGATTGGTCGCCTGTGCCAATAAGCTGAATACGTAAGCTGTTTGAGTAGGTGGATGCCATAGAAAGTCCTTATTTATGTGTATATTATAGCCATTTTTTACCCTATTGACTATTGTTAATTGTGTTCCAGTTGGTCAAATTATCGCTATTTATAGTGTTCCAAGTGGTTCCTGCCGTATTATCTATAGTTGCCCAAGATAAGCTTTGGTCATCATTAATAACCACCCATCCAGTAGTAATAGCAATATCTAAAATAGCTAAAGTTTCTAAAACGCTAACTACGAAACTTGCCTGTATGTTTTCTAAATCTTCTGGGTTTAAATTCTCTATAATATCAAATAAGATCTGTAATCCAGCTGACATAGACTCTTCTACTGTAATGTTTTCTGCAATAGAATCAGCAAATGCTGATCCAATAACTAATATATCTGCTATAGTTGTTGCTTCAGAAATACTTTGAATAAATGCAGATACAACAGTTTGTAAATCGGCTAAATCTACATTTTCTGTAATACTTGATAGGAAGTCAGCACGTATAGATTTTGCATCATTTAATGTAGAATTTTCTGCTCTTGATGTTCCAAAATTAGTTTGTGATCCTCTTACATCAGCTAGTGTAGTATTTTCAGTTCTTGAGCTTGAGAATTGAGCTGTAATAGATTCTGTTTCTGCTGAAGTAAAAGGTTCTGTGCGTGTTAAAGACACCACCAATCCAGCAACGTTTACATCTGCTAAATCTACATTCTCAGTAATAAGTGCTGCTAAATTAGCTGAAACTGTTACAACATCTTGGACAATATTATCTTCTGTAATAGATGCTAAAAAGTCAGCAACTAATGAATTTAAATCAGCTAAAGTAATATTTTCTGTGATATTGCCTGCAAATGTAGCTAAAATACTATTAAAGTCTTCTATAGTTACATTTTCTGACAAGGTTAAACTATATGAGCTTCCTATTGTTTCTGTGTCACCTAATACCACATCTTCTGTAATATTAAAGCTAAACCCTAATATAATTGTAATAACATCTGCTAAATTACTATTTTCTGTAATATTAAATGTAAATGCACCAGTGACTGTTTGTATGTCAGCCATAGTAGTATTCTCAGTAGCATTTACACTAAACTGAGCTAATAAAGTTAATACATCAGCCAAGCTACTATTCTCTGTGATGCTATCAGTGTAGTTAGTATTACTATTTGCATAAATAATAAAGATAGCGCCCTGTGTACCTGTACCACCAGTTTGAGTAGAATTTGTTGCAGGACTTCCTGAACCTGAGGCTCCAGCTCCATAACTTCCAGGAGTTGCAGTACTATTATTAGCACCAGATGCGCCACCTGAACCGCCACCGCCACCTACAGTATTCTGTATATCAATACCTGTACCACCATTAGTACCATTACCGTTATTACTACCACCGCCTCCACCACCAAATGTACCTGCTACTCCAGATGCGCCACCACCTGTACCTAGGGCATTATTACCTCCTGTGCCACCAGTACTTGTAGAAGCATTACCACCCGCTGTACCACCACCGTTACCACCACCTCCGCCACCAGCAGTTACAGAACCTGAAGCACCTGTAGAACCAATACCACCATTACCTCCATTGCCACTAGGGCCTGCAGCACCCCCACCTCCACCTCCACCACAAGCGCCAGTAGTTGTAGAAGCTGTTGATGTACCTCCAGTACCTCCCGTAGAAGAAGTGACAGCTTTAGGGCCTATTGAAATAAGTAATGCTCTTGATGATTGGGATGTTGATACTGCTGAAATAGTACCTGTACTACCCGAAGCTATTGTATTTTCATACGCAAGTCCCATATTAAGTGTAGTAGAACTATATGTATTAATTTCTGTAAAACCAGTAGGGTACGTTATCGTAGTTGTTGTAGCTGTATTTCTCCATAGCCATAATAGCGCACTATTATTGTTAGCTACAGTAATCGCACTTGCAACAGGAGGTGAATTACTACTACTCCAAGTTGAACTTATCGTATCGTATGATGCATTTCTAAAAGTAGAAATAGTTCCAACGGCTGAAAGACCCCCCGCATGAACTACACTATAATTTGCAGGTTCAGATGACGCTGTTTTATAAAAAATACCTGAACCTTGTGTAGTTGCTGGAGTAATACTTGTCCATCCAGAAGGTGTTGTATAAGTAGCACCAGTATTAGTCGCCTGTAAGTACATTATCATTAGGTCACCATTAATAGTACCTGTAGGAACATCTATTGTTGTAGGTGTTGTTGTAGCTGTAGATTCTGTTCCCGCTATAAAAGTAGGATATCCTTTACCTGTACCTCCAGCTCCACCTGTGGTAGTAGTACCTCCAGTAGCAACACCTCCAGCGCCACCCGATGCTTCTTGTATATAATTAGTTGTCGGGTAAATATAAAATTGCCATGCATATGAAGTGCCTGAAGATGCAGTAGATGAAGCCGTTCCAGTTGCGCCTGGATTAGCCATAGTTTTATAAAATATAGCACTTGAGGGTGAAACTCCATCACTATCTGAATCTAGTGCTGTCCATCCTGTAGGTGTTGTAAATGTAACACCTGCATTAGTTTGAGAATACCATGCAAATGCTAAAGCATTATTTTGTAACGTAGTAGTAACACTAGGAGCCACAACAGGATTTGCTAATGCACTAGCAGTACCTAACCCACCAAATACTGCATTCCTATACGTAAGAATATACCCCCCTGAATTTACCCCACCAGATAAAGTAACTGTATAGCTTGCGGGTTCGGATGAAGCAATTCTATAAAAAATTGCTCGTGAGTTTACTGTTGTACTTCCTCCAGAAGTCCATCCAGATGGAGTGGTAATTGTATTTCCTGTTGCACCTAATTGAATAAGCATTATCATCAGGTCACCATTTGCTGTACCTGTAGGGACATTAATTGTTATACTTGATGGCGTCCCTGTAGTTTGTGTTTTAGCATCGGCTATATATACAGGATAGGCATTCCCCCAATATGTTGTACCTCCTGTACCTCCTGTAGAAGTACCACTTGCTGTAGCTCCTGCAGCACCCGTTCCTCCTGACCCAATTGTATAATAAACAGTATTACCTGCAGTATAGGTTAAGTTAGACGATACAGAATATCCCCCACCTCCACCTCCAGCTCCACCTACTCTATTTGCTGTTGTAGTACCTATAGAATTACCAGAACCTCCTCCACCAGCTCCAAGAAGATATATACTATTATTTGAATTATTCCATCCAGAAGGAACTGTCCATGAAGTACCTGAAGTTAATAAATAAGCATTATAGGTAGATGCAACAAAAGCAACGCCTGTATTATTACCATCATTAGTAGAATTTGCTCCAACATAAAATGTATAGGGTGCTACATTAACTGCATTAATATCTTTAACAGATAAATAGTCTATACTACTTGTTTTGTTTGTAACTGATACTGTAGCGGTATTTCCACTAGATGTTGAATTAACTGTAACTACATTACCGCTTGTACCTGTTATAGACCAAGTAGTAATAGTATTAGTAGATCCATTTGTAAAGCTAATTGTATGGGCTACTGTTTTTGTTGAAGCTAATTCACTAAATGTATTTGCACCTGTAATCGTTAATGTAGATGTTCCTGTTGCACCACCAATGGTTAATTTATTATAGGTAAGACCCCCACCTGCAAAAGTTCTAGCTGTTGTAGATGTATCAGATAATACAATATTGGCAGTGTTTTTATTAAATGTAAGTCCAGTTGTTGTAACTAAATTCCAAACTGTTCCAGTTCCTGATAAAGTCCAAGTACCAGAACCCATTGTAAGTGTTTTTGTAGTTCCCTCTGTTAATCCAAATAAACTTGAGTTATTTACAACAAATAAACCTGCTGTTACATTAAAATTATTAGCATTAAATGTGGACTGGTTTAAAAGAGATAATGTTCTACTAGAGCCTAACAACAAGTTATCTTGAAGTTGAACTGTATTATTATACCCTTCCTGTGTATTTATATTTACTACAGATAAATTAACACCTGCAGTAGTGATTTGTTGCGTATTTGCATATCCAGACAACCTCATGGATTTAGTACCACCAGTAAGAGTTAGGTTGCTAAATAGTGTGATGTTTCCAAAATAGTTATCTTGGTCAGCAGCAAAAAAGTTTAATGTCATGGCACTAGTACGATTAGACACTCCATCAGCCATTGTTAGATTACCTATCATTTGACCTTGCGTATCTAGTTGTACTGTTCCAGCAGAACCTGCTTCAGTAAATGTAGCGGTATCTTGAACTAGAGGATAATTAGCTGCTGCTGGAGTTCCATTATTAGTTAATGCCCAACCGTTTGCTGCCCAACTTTGTGTCCCTGCTAAATTCCAATAAGCACTTCTACCTGTAGCAAAAGTAATGCCAGAATTTCCTCCAGCATCTCCCCAATAATTTGTTCTTGAACTATCTGACCATGAGGCTGCACCTGCTCCTGTAATATTTCTAAAGTCTGTGCCAAATATACTAATGGCTGCAGCAGTTATTGTTCTATTTGTACCAAATACATTTGACCTAATCCATACTCTTCTTGGAACTGATGTCTGTGTTCCATTACAAGTAAATGTTCCATTTACAGTGATATTTGCTGCTAATGAGAATCTGTTTGTACCATTACTATTACGATTATTTATAGTTAAATTATTAAATGTATTAGCACCAGTCATAATATGACTATTATTTTGAGTATCGCCAATTGTTACATTATAAAATGTTTGCCCACCACCATTAAATTCTACATTAGGATTTGTACAATTAATAGTAGATGTGCCAGCATTAAAAGTTAAATTTGTAGATGTTTGAAAAGCTAATGTATTTGCAGTACCTGCTGATAAGGTAATAGTGCTACCATTTAATGTAATTGTTCTTGTATTAGAATTATTAGAAACTAAATTGCCTGCTGTTACATTATAATTGCTACCTGAAGTGGTAAATGTACCTTGCGTAATTGTTAAAACCCTGATATCAATATTTAAAGCATCACCTAAAGTAACTGTAATACCTGAACCATTTACTGTGACACCACTAAATGTTTTACCAGCAGTTGTAAGAGTCCCTGTTCCTGTAAGTGTTACTGTTCCTGTATGAGTATAAGTTTGACCAGCAACAAGTGTAATGCTACCAGCTACAGTAATATTTGCTGTTCCTGTAATAGTGCCTGTAAACCCTGTGCAATTAATGGATTTAGCACCTGTGTTACCATTAGCAATTGTACAAGTAACCGCACCAGAACCGCCATCAAAGAATACATCATCAGCAGTTGTAGGGACTGCTTGACCGCCAGCACCACCAGATGTTAAAGCCCATTTAGTACCAGCAGTTCCATTCCAGTCGGCTGTTCCACCAACCCAGTATCTATCAGCCATTAAATAGGTTCCTCAGGTGGTGTAGGTTGTATAGGCGTAACAATATCCCCGTTTGCATTATAAAAATTAGGTTCTACATATGTATCACCTATATTAACGGGTAAATCGTCAGGAACTAAAACTAAGAATGTGTGAGGGAATGGCCATAAATCCGATGGATCAGCCATAATAATGTTTTCAACTACATTTGTGTCTCTGCTGATAACAGCGCTTTTCATAATTGGATAAAGTAATAGTTAGGCTCATAACAATATACAAGCCTAAACTTAATTACTTATTATGATGTTGCTGTTGTTGAGTATGTAACTGCTACTGTATCGCCAGCCGTAACTGATTTAGAAGTAGTAAAATTACCTTCAGAATATAATGTACCAGCTGTTGAGCTTAATGTATTCACAGCACCTGAACCAGTAACAAGGAAGCAACCATAAACTGTACCACCAGCACCAGTAATGGTGTATGTGATAGATGTAGCCGCTGATGTTGTTACGTTAGAAGGTGTTGTACCAGATGATGTAGCCGCAGAAAATACTGCTGTACCACGCACTGCTGAACCACCTACTGTGTAGTTAGTGAACTCTGTCCATGTTTTAGATGTCATAGTATCAGCTGCTGCATATGTAGTGCTGTTACCAATAAGACCTAAGAATGGGCCTACAGTTGTGTATGTGCCTGATGTTCTTAATAGAGTATCAAGCATTAATTGTTTACCTACAGCAACTACTAAATTAGGAAATTCTTCTTCCCATTTAACATTGCCGTTTGCATCTTTACATAAGACATAGTAGTGACCTGCAACTCCCATATCTTCTGCTGAGATGGCATTTGTATTGAGCGTAGCAATAACTTGATCGCCAAATCCGCCTGTTTCTTTAATCATATGTTTCTCCTTAATTAATTCTTAGTATTGCGCTGGTTGATGTTGCTGATGGAAATTGGATTGTAAAGCTAGTGGTGGCTGTTTTATCAGATCCAAAATTTAATACTGCTACTGCTGCTCCAGTAGTGCTATTATAAATCAAAGCACCCCTACAGGTAAAGCTTGCTGGATTCCATGTCACATTACTAAATGATACATAGGCAACATTGTTTGTAGTGTCGCTTCCTACTACTGGGGTAAGTGCAATACCTCCAGCAGTATATCCAGTGCCAGTCACTTCATTTGTAGTTGTATAAGCAGTAGTTGTATTGTTTAAATCAGCATTTGCGTTATATAAAGCTATTTTATACACATATGGAGAAGGGCTATTAAAGTCTTCTGCTCCGCTGATTAAGTTAAATTTAAAGACTGTGCAAGCTGTTTGTACAATCATGTTCTAACCTTTAGTTTAGTCTGTCCATCACGATAAGCATCACCACGCTCAAGACCATCACCAAGACGTTTAAGCTCTTGCATAGCTTCCATGTATTTATCTTCAACATTTTTAATCATATCTGGCTCTTGTTTTTGGAAGATCATAGCTTCTCTTAATGAGCCATAAAGTAATACTGGGTCAAAATTATCACCTAACCAACTTGTGCCAGATGAATTAGATACTGTATTAACTGGTATTGAGAATCCAGATCCGCTATTACCTAATGATGTATTAGGTGCTGATAATACATTACCAACCGCATAGAATTGACCACCATCTTTTAATGATACATCACTAACAACACCAGATGAATTTACAGTAATTGTAGCAACTGCACCAGATCCATTACCACCAGTTAGGGCTACGTCTGGGTATACACCAGCTACATATCCACTACCACCAGTAATAAAACCAAATGTTGCAATTTGACCTTGAACAATAGTTGGTGGATAGTAAAAATAATGCATTTCTACTCCATAACTAGAATCTGGAGTTGGTCCTACAATTAAAGATAACTCAGTTATATTTGAGTATTGTGGTCCAAATAAAGCATAGTGTGTAGGTTGCCCTGTAGATGTTGGATTAGGGAATGCTTGTCTAATATAGTTTACATCTTTATTTAATAAATACTCATAATTACCACTAGCATCAATTACAGCCAATGAGTAATTAGCTAACCAATCATTTGGTAAAGATAAGTATTTATTACCAGCTGTAAAATTACCAGTTACATTTTTACGCAATGCTGGTATTTGAACTGAGTTATAAATTCTATCTTCAGCTTCTTGCACAAAACGAGGAATATTAGCTACAAAAAGTTGTTCTGTAGTTTCTGTATAATCTTGTATTGCTTGATAAAGCTGAACGTAATTCATTAATTAGCCTTGTTTACCGCTGATTTTACGGCCTTTAGTTGCCGCACCATAACCACGCATTTCTTTAACACCATGTGGGTTAACTTCTGCATAATTACCTTTGCTTATACCTCCTACAGAAATGTTCATTTTACCCATAACATTTCCAGATAAAGCTACAGCTTCATGTTCTGTACCATTTGGGTTAGGCATAGGTTGTTTGTAAACACCAATGTCATCACCACCACCAGATGGATATTTAAATCCAGTATATGCACTAGCATCTTTATTCTCTTTAGCGTGACCTAAAGGATAAGCTTCTGCTGGTGACACTGGAACTTTGCGTTCTTTAGTCATAATTATTTACCTTTTTTCTGATTCATTGCTCTTGCTAAATTGCGTCCAAGTTTCTTCATAGATAATGAAGTTACTGTAGAAGCGCCCTTAGAACCTTTGCCAGATTGAATACCAACAGTAGGTCCTGAATCACCTAAATTTTTGCCTTTAGTTTTACCTTGTTTAGTAATACCATCAGCTGCTTTTTTGTATGCCATTTTGTTTCTCCTTAAGTTGTAACTATTGTAACAGTGCCTACTTCAACTTGTGGCGTTAAGTTATTAGGCGTTAAAAGTGTATCAAAGTAACTTGCACCACCAACTGGTTGCCATCCCCACTGAATCTGTCTACTACCATCAGTAGGATATCCAGCATCATCCACATTATTTGGATTTGGATCATATGGATTCGTCATTAATCCAGTTGTGCCACCAGCAACATAACTTACATCTGGTCTTGGCTCACGCACTGCTTGTGGATCATTCACAGGATACATACCTAAATGTAATTGTGGTTGATCTGGATCCCAGCACTCTGGACATACTTTAATATTAAAAAGCTTGGTCTTAATAACCATCTTTTTAAGCTCTTTAAGCTTGTATCTTTGACCACAGCGATCACATTCGGCAATTGCATATTTACCAGATGAATATTTATTAGGCATGTCTTACCTTGTATAGAACATGTTTCTTGGCACGAATCTAATTGGTGCCTTTTCACGATCTTCCTGAGATGCTAGATCCCATTGTTTTTCATAATCAGCTTGTAACATAGCCATTCTGTTTGGATCTACTTCTGGCACTTTTTGTGCTAAGTAATATGCTAATCCAGCTACCATACATGGTAAGAATCTAAATGGAATATCATTAACTGTTACACCAGTACCAGCATCTTGAATACGTCTTAAACGCCAGTAAACGAATGTATAATCACCACCAGCATTTGGTGTAGGCCATACATTAATGTTTGGTAATAGTGGTACTATAGCATAATTATAGGGGTTTGTCGTGGCTATATGTGCTGCTGCTGTTGTGCCATTTTGACCACGGAAACAATTTAATAATTGATTTGTAGTATTGTCAACATTTTGATAAAGAATAATTTCATTATCAAATTGAACATAACCAGTAGCAGCCAAACCAGCAACACTACTCATAGTGATTGTAGTATCTGATGCACTAATAGATGATGCTAAGTATGATGTAGATGTTGAGCTATTACCAGATTGTCTATTGATCCATACTTGGATTGGACGACCCGTAGCGTTCTTATTAGGTATTGTAGAATAGGTATCTTCTGAAATACGGCTAATATTAATATCTATTTGGTTATTATCTGATCCAGTTCTTACAACTGTGCTTAATAAGTCAATCGTATCTACTGGAATTGGATATGTAATTTGACCAGTCACTAATGGTATTTGACCTTCTTCAATAGTCCATAGGTTAATACCACGATTAGCCCATTCTACAGTAAGTAAATTAAGGCTTCTTCTAGCTGTTCTAAAGTCATAACCAGATCTTAACTCTAAACCACAACGCTCAAATGCCTCTTCAATGAGGTCATTCATGTTTAAATTAAATACTGATGTGCCTGTTGTTTGTGCCATTATTTAGCTACTTTCGCAAATTTTTTCTTGTTTTTTGCGTTATACGCAACTTTTCCACCCTTAGCATACTGAGTAAAATCAGTATTATCTCTACGGGCTTTAGTTTTACCTTTAGGCATTTTGGAAGCTTTGATATCTCCCATTCCACGAGAAGCTCTCATATTATCTCCTTATTAAAGCTAAGCCACCATCATTAAATAGTGGTACGCCATTTTCATCTACATTAGGTCTTACTGGCGCATATTGTGCATATTTAGGCGCATATACTTGTGGTGCATTTGATACCTGTTGAAAAACTTCTTGTGGCTTTGCAACCTCTTGTTCTGGTAGTCCTTTACTCATAGATCTAGCAAATGCTGGATTATTTTGAGCCATAACTCCTGCAATTCCTGGGCCTTTTATACCAGCTTGTTGAGGTGGTGAAACTCTATCTGGCTGGCCTAATCCTTTCATTCCCATAAAGGATTCTGCTGGATTTTGTTGTTTATTTTGGTAGTCAACAACATTTGTAGATACTGGTCCAGCCCATTGTTTTACTGGATCCATATATGTAAATCCACCATTAACTGGAGCTGGTTTTGAATCTCCACCACGAGCCATTTGTTTAACAAACTGACCTTGATTAGACATAGCTGTATTAGCCATATTAGGTTCTACATTTACAATGCTACTTGGATTATGACCAGGATGCCCTTGCACATTAAATGTTTGAGGTGAATATGGGTTAGTACCAAACTGTGGCTGTGTGCTTGGATACATGCCAGGATACCATTGTTTAGGTTGTCCTTGAATTAATGTACTAGACGGCAACATTGTATTATAACTTCCAGCATTTTGAGTATTCTCATTTTGCTGCATATTAGCATTAACTTCACCATTCATACCATAAGGTGAAGCCATAGGTGTTTGACCATATTGTCCATGGTCAGGTCCTTGTTGTCCAAATTGAGAAGCTTGCGCCATTACATTGGGCCTTTGCCACTAGGCACTTGTTGTCCTTGCATTAATTGCTGCATCATTGGATTCATAGGCATAACTTGTGGTTGCATTGGTCCGCCTCCCATTACTGGATTACCATTTTGCATTTGTTGCATCTGTTGCATTTTAAATGCATCTAACATTTGAGGTGTAATACCTTGTGGTAATTGACCTGGACCCTTAGCTTGTCCTAAACCTACTGGCATATTACCTGGTGTAGGTTGCACTGGGTTGGGATTAAATGGAGGATTATTAACACCAATAGGTTGATATGGTTGAGATTGAAATGGACGATCTCTATCTTGTCTTTGCATAGGCAAACCTGGACCTTTACCTTGTTGTGGTTGTCTGCCCATAGGTTGTTGAGGCCTTATTTGAGCGCCTTGTGGATTCATTTGACCGCCTTGTGATGATGCACCCATTTAAAACTCCTTAATCATTTGTACTTGAGTATTTTGATACCCAATATCTTTTAAAAAACTTTTAGTCCAGCCAGGTCTTCCTGTTAAAGACAATGCTGAACATCCTTGTTGCTTAGCCCACTCAACGATATGTGGTTCCATTTCTTCAATTTCACTAATATCGCCACCAGCTAAAAATATATGAATCATTTTCTTTTGTGGATACTGGACTACTTGGCTAATTAAAGCACATTTTTTGCCAGGCCAAAATTCAACTCTACCATACATAACATCTTCAAATATATTTTGAATTGTATGTGTGCCATGTGAATATTCTAATGCAGCTTCAATCCACTGTTCACATCTTCTAAATTCTTTTACCCAGTGTGGTTCATACTGGGAATAGTCTAAAGGCATTAAATCATGCGTCCTTTAGTTTTACCTTTTATAGCACACCCATCTGCACGTTTAGATGCTGATCCACCTTTAGCCATTTTCTTAGGTGGTTTTACTTGAACGGGTTGTGAATCGTCAAAAGCTGGAGCTTTGCTTGGATTTTTTTTAACATATTCCCAAGCTTCTTCTTGTAGTTTGTAATCTTTTCCAAAATCTTTTTCATTCTGAGCCTTTCTAATTTCTTCAAATTCATCTTTAACAATTTGTTTAGCCATGATTAAATAATCTTTCCTTTGGTTTTACCTTTAATAGCAATACCATTAGCTTTAGATAATTGAGAAGCTTTGCCACCAGAAGCATATTTTTTCATAGCTTTACCGCCACCACATAATGATAGTTTAGTACCTTTACCACCTTTATGCTCTTGTGCGTCATGTTGTTTCATAGCTTTTTTGATCATAGCTTTATCTTGAGCTTTATCATCTTTACAAGCCATACCACCTTTTTTCATACCTGGCATAGCTGGAGGCATACCTGTAGGCATTGGGCTAGGTGATACTGGTGTTGCCATAGGCGCTGCTGGCATGCGTCTTGCACGTGCTGCCATCATAGCCATTGCTGGGTTTACTGATTTCTTTTTCATAATATATTCCTTAAATTAACATTTCCAACGTTTGAGAGAAGCTGCTTTTCTAGTGGGTCTACCTTTTTCATCTTTCATAGGACCAGGCATACCAGACATTCTTGCACAGAAAGACCTTTTACGAGCGCCACCTTGTGGTTGTGGTGCCTTTAAATGAGATCCTGTAGCAGCGTTATACTTAGCACGGCCTTTTGCAGTTAATCCAGCACCTTGAGATACTGGTAACTTTTCACCACGACCTACTGCTAAAGATACACCACCTTTTTTCATCTTAGCTGTTTTAGCTGAATCAATAAAGTCTTGTTTAGAAGGTGCGCCTTTAGATCCAGGCTTACGCATTTTTTCACCAGATCCAGCAGCTATACGTTTTTGTTTAGCATGTATATTTGCATAGAGTCCACCTTTAGCAAACTTTTTACCTTTGTCTGCTTCAGCAAAATCTTTACCAACGGATTGTGGGATACCCACCTTCTTAGCAAATTTAGCATTATGAGCTACTGCTTCCATAAGTTTGTGTTGTGCTTTTGATTTACTTGGCATATTATTTTCCTAACCAGTGTGTAACCATCCAACTAATAATACCTGAAAGAATGGTAGCAATTCCAATAAACACTTTCCAACCGCCTTTAATTTCTTCTAAAGTCTTTTCAATATTATCAAGACGATTTTTTAATTGTTCCATATCTTCCATAATTGTATCTACATCAGATTGAATATGTTTAATTTCTACGCCATGTTCTGCTAATTCACGTTCATTACTCATGATTTATCCGTAGAATACTTGAGCTGTTAAACCAGCACCTGCAACTGCAGATATATTTGTATCACATTTAATTCCTTCCCCTGGAACTTTTACATATACTGAACCTGCTGCGCCTGCTGGAGCTGTGTAAGTGAATTTTGCTGTACCACCAGTGCCATCATTGATTGTTAATGTAGCTGCTGCCGTATAGTTAATTAAAATACCTTTAATACGAGCTGGGCCATTAAAAATGGTAGTGGTTGCGCCCGCTGCTGCGGTGCCTGACTTTACATCTGTTTGCATCATAATTAATCTCCTTAAGTTATAAACAAGGGGGAGTTAACCCCCTTAGATTAATTATTGTGTGTCGTATGTTGAACGATCATCAGATTGTGCGTATTGAACTGTCACAAAACCTGTGCCTGCTGTTGGCTGACCTACTGATGTTACTGTTACAACAATAGCTGATGAAGCTTGTTGGCTATTAGCTGCTGCAACATCAATTGGAGTTGATTGCATATTAGTTAATTGAGTTGTTGTAAATGTAGGTGTTGTACGACCTGATGTTTTAGCATTTACACCTGAAGCATACTCTGTACCACCAGAAGTTTTACCAACTGTTAATGTAGCTGATGTTGCTGAGTTATAAGCAGTAATAACATCAACAAAAATGTTAACAATTCTAGATCCTGCTGGAATATAGAATGTTGCATTTTGAACTAATGTAGCATCAAAAGTGATTGGTGTTTGTTGAGTTAATACTGTTGTTCCAACATTTTTGTATGGAGAGTATCTATTGGTACCTGATTTGACTGGACCTGAGAATGTAGTTCTTGACATAATGTTTTTCCTTCATAAAAAGTTAGGCTTATTAGTCTTTTATGCGTCTGCCAGGACAGTCTAATAAACCAGGATGTGCCTGGATATGTATATTTTACTACATTTCACTATGTAAGTGCTAGTATTTTACACTCTAAACATAATAAAAAAGGCCCTCCGAAGAGAGCCTTTTCAATCATCAAATGCTTAATTAAGCACCTGGTGAACCATACATACCGAGAGGATCTGACCAACCGAATGAATAACGTTCACGTGATTTATAACGAACGTTACCAGTGTCAAAGTCACCATCCATTGAGTTTTGTAATGGAGTTCTAACAAAGTGTTTCATGCCGTTAGGAACATCAGTTGTTAAGTACCAACCGTTTGTGTCTGTCAAGAAGTGGTTAATTGTATAACCTTCTGGGATAGAACCATTGTTCTTAATTGCATTGATATCATTGTCAGCTGTACCAACACGTAACTCAGTTTCTAACAAGCGAGTTGCAACGAATTGCAATGCTGGTGGAACGATAAGTTTTTTAGGTTTAGCTGCAATTAATAGACCACGCTCATCAGTCCAAGCTGCGATTTGAATAACTGCATTTTCCAATGAAGTTTCGTTCAAGTCAGCTGCTGTTGCTGGAGTGTTACTGTTTGTGCCACCTGAAACAAGCGGATGGTCAGTAGCAAATAAAGCTTTGCCGTCACCACCAGCGTATGAAGCACTGAAGCCGTTATTAATAACAGCTGCTGCTTTAACTTGTTTCGTGTAAGCCATAGCTCTTGCTAAAGCTTTTGTGTAACGAGCAGATAATGAATCATATAAGTTATCTTCAATAGCTTCTTCAGTTAAGCTGAAGCCAAGAGCGATAGTTTCATGATTGTATCGTGCTGTCCAAGCTTCTTGAGCATTGTCATAAGCGATGGCTGTGCCTTCGTTTTTAACAGGTGCTGCTGAGAAACCTGAAAGTTTTGTTTCTTCTTCAAAACTACGTTCTGAAGTTTCTGTTTCATAAATTTCTTTATGTTCTTCACCATAACGAGCATACTCTAAACCGAATAATGCGTTAAGGCCTGGTAGTAGCTCTTTTAGGAGCTGCGCACGTGAAATAGCCATGTTCTTTTCTCCTTATTAAGCTGTGTAATTGGTGCCTGTTAGGGCAGTCAATTGTGGGTTGTTAACTTTTACAAGTACTTCTGGGTAAAGTGTTACACCGCCTGATACATATGCTGTATCTGGAACAACTGCAACAACTCTCCATGGTAATGTAGTAGCAGAACCAGTACCAGTTCCTGGAATAACAACTGAAGCTTGTGAATCGCCAGTTGTTGTAGAACCTGTACCGTTTTGAATTTCAGCAACGTTTGCACCAACGATAGTTGCGTTAGCACCTACCACTACTGTTGGAGCGCCTGAAGCTGTTAATGCTACTTTGAATTCAGCTGAAGGATCAACAACTACATAAGCAATAGCATTAGTAACGCTAGTACCTGGGTAGTATTGAGCTTGAACTGTTTGACCTGCTGAGTTTGTATATTGGAAACCAGTAGCAACACCGATAATAGTACCAGTAGTTGTTGCACCAGATAATTCAATAGTACCGCCCGCTACGAGTTTAACAGAAGCACCGTTGTAGATGGGTGTGTTGTA